TGCCAACTAATGGAAGTAGCTACGCCTAATACGGCGAAAGCAAAAGTTACTTCTGGCACAAAGCGTGGAACGGGTGCGGCTTTACGTGGCAAAAAGTTTATAAACGCTTAAGTTAGATGTCTGATAAACTACCAAAGGTAAGTATTGCCGTAGTCGGGGTTGTAATAGCCCAGATCGGTGGTTTTATATGGTGGACAGCGCAGCAGGCTAGTACCATATCCAATCTTGAAGAGACGGTTAATGTTTTGACGGTAGAAAATAATGCCACAGACCGCACCAATTTGATCAGAGATGTAGAAGAAAACAGTAAAAAACTTGATGAAATGATTGAGATACTTGTAGAAGTCTACGAGGATATGGAAGATAGCGACAACGAAATTTGGGATGAAGTTGATCAAATCCATGAGGACTTAGGTGGGATGGCCTCTCACATGATGGCGATTGTTAAGTTGCAAGCTAGAGTTAAAACCGTAGAAAACACGTTAGAGTATCTTACAAGACGCCCTATGAATTCTGATGGAATGTAAGTATGGATCCCATAACAATCCTTGCAGGCATAAAGACAGGGCTTGCCGCAGGTAAAACTGTGGCTGGTCTGAGCAAACAGATCGGGCAATTTTTTGACGCAACTGACCAAGCTAAGAAAACTCTACAAAAAAAGGGTATATCAAGCAAAAGCGCCAATGCTACGGCGTTGGATCGCTGGGCGAAAATTAGACAGGCAGCAGAGGCTGAAGAAGAGCTTAAAGAGTGGATTACACAGACCTACGGAAGATCAAAATACCTAGAACTTTTAAAAATTAGACGGGAAGTTCTTGCAGAAAAAAGGGAAGCGGAAGCGCAAATGAGAAGGAATCAGATAGCGCAGCAGGAATTAATGATTACAATCGTTGGTATAATTGTTTTGCTTATTATGACATTTATAGGGGCTGCTGGCTATCTTCACTATATGAAATGGATTGATGTAATGGATTATTTACCATGATTTATGTTTTGGTTTTTTTACATTTTATTAGTACAGATCGACTACAGTACTATCAGATCGGCACATTTTCGGATAAAGAGCAATGTCTAGAGCAAGCAGAAAAGGCAAAAATATTAGTAACGCACAACTCAATGAAAGTGACTTGCCTAGAAGTGAACAGCCAACAATAATAGAACGTGGTAAAAAGTTTGCAGGTTATGATAAAAATGGTAAGTTGATTATATTGGGATACGAGAAAAGAATAGTACAGGAGTATGCAGATGCCCAAACAAAAGTACGATTTGAACGACAACGGAAAAATTGACCCCGAAGAGCGCCAAATAATGCTTGAGGATCGCCGTAGGATCATGATTGACTCTGATGCCAAAAGAGACGCACAGCGTAGAATGGCGTGGTTCAGCCTTACTGGTATGCTTGTTTTCCCGTTTGGTGTTATTTTTACGGAATGGGCGCAACTACCACAAGCCTCAATAATGTTAGCAAGCATGAGCAACATTTACTATGTGTCGATTGCTGCTATTGTGGGTGCTTATTATGGGTTTACAAACATGGGATCTAACAAATGAGTTTAAGACCAAAGGCACGGCCTGCCCCAGATAACCGTAGTGAAGCAGCACAAACCAGCGCAGCTAATGCTCGTCGAAAAAACCACATGAATCAAGTTGCAAGACATTATCAGGCGCTTGGGATGAAGAACCCTCATGCTCAAGACCATGCCATGATGAGACGAGCTATGGACGATCCTCGTCCTAGTTACACAGGTTTAAGAGACATGTTTGATGGAGGAGGCCCCGGCAGAAGCGGGGCAAGATTTTCTTCTGGAAACACTGCAACTTTTGATGCTAACCGAGATAATTATGTTTCTGAAAACGAATATCTAAGAGCCGAAAAAAACCAACCAGAAGTTTACAGACGGGCGCAAAGAGGTATTGCTTCTTTGTCAAATTTTGCGGGGGCGCGTCCGAGAGGATCGTATGCAAGTGAACGAAATCTAGGTGCAGAAGGTGTAAATATTGGTACTTCTGGCATAGCGCGGTATATCACAGACGGCGGCTTTATTGGAAACATGATGAGAGGTGGAAGGCCTAGCAGCATGAGTATGGCTGTGCCCACGATGAAGCCGGGTGCTTCTTTAACCTCTGATTTAGTTTCTGCTTCTTTAAATCCAAATGTAAATGCTCAAGGTCCGCAGTACCGAACGGATTTTCCGGGGTTAAGTTTTGGTATGACAGGAGCGAGTTTAAGCAATGATCCCCAGAGTAGGTACGATGCTTTATTAGAATTGGGCTACTCGCCTCCCGTTGCACAGGAATATTTGTTGGCAACTAATGACTCCGCTAGGAATGCAGGAATGCCAACAATTGATTATAGCGGCGTTTTTGATATGAGCGGAATTGCTGGTTTACCTAGATAGGAGAAAACATGATAGGACAATTATTGGGCCCTGTAGCGGGTTTGGCGAGTAGCTGGCTGGATGCAAAGACCACAAAGCAGGCCGCAGAAGCGAAGTTAAAACTTACAGAAGCCGAGGCAAAAGCAAAAATTCTTTTGTCAGAAAAAACGTCTGTTGCCGATTGGGAACGGATAATGGCAGAAAATTCTAAAAGTTCGTGGAAAGACGAATTTTTTGTAATTGTTTTAAGTATACCATTAATTTTAGCCTTCATACCGGGTGCCGAGGGCCTTGTAGACAGGGGCTTTGAACAGCTTCACAAGGCACCAGACTGGTATTTTTACAGTTTGGGTATTGCAATTTCAGCCTCTTTCGGTGTGAAAGGGTACAAACAATTTACGAGGAGAAAGTAATGTACACTTATTTCGTAAAATCTATAGACAGAATTGTTGACGGGGACACCATAGATATAAGTATTGATCTTGGCTTTGATCTTACCAAAAAAGAACGTGTTAGGCTTGCGGGAATAGATACTCCGGAGAAGAGAACCAAAAATTTGAAAGAAAAAGAGATGGGTTATCAAGCTACTGAGTTTTTGGAAATGCATCTTATGGAAGCATCGAAGCTTACTGTTAGGACTGAAAAAGACGGTAAATTCGGACGTATGCTTGGTTGGTTGTACAAATCAGACAAAGACACAATGTCTATTAATCAAATCATGATAGATAAGGGTTATGCTTGGCCTTATGATGGTGGAACCAAAGTCAGAAATTTAGAGGATCTTATGGCTAAGAGGGATGAAGTTAATGGCGTTTGAAGCATTAAAGATGTTGCAGGAAAAATGCGGCGTTTCTCCGGATGGAGCGTTTGGGCCAAACACAGCCAAATCTATAGTAAAGCACTATGACTTGTCTCCAGAGCGTGGCGCACATTTGTTGGGCCAAGTTGTCCATGAAAGCGGTACGTTTAGATATACCTGTGAAAATCTAAATTATTCGGTTCAGGCGATGATGAAAGTTTGGCCGAGCCGTTTTCCTACGGAGGAAAGCGCGGAGCCGTTTGCCAAGAACCCCAAAGCACTTGCTGAAAATGTGTACTTTGACAGAATGGGTAACGATACAAAAGAAAAAGCCAGCGCCTACATTGGCCGCGGATTTTTACAATTAACCGGGTATAACAACGTCAGGTCCTTTGCCTCGGACATGCGGGTTCCAGAAGTTTTAGAAAATCCAAAGCTGCTTGAAGAAGACTATGCGATGGAGACGGCGTTGTGGTTCTTTAAGAAGAATAACCTGTGGAAAATATGTGACGAAGGTGTAAGTGACGACGTTGTAAAAAAGCTGACAAAAAGAATAAACGGCGGCTACACCGGACTTGATCATCGTATAAAGGAAACAAACAAAATTTACGGGTGGCTTAAATAATCGCATAAAGTCACAGTTTCTCCTAGTAAATCCTATATCTGTTGTGTAAGGTGCAATTAATAACAGGAGGAGCTATATGCAAATAAGTTTAGCCGAGGCTGTTTTTCGTCTTTTACGAGAGCGGCGCGAGGCGGTTCACGACTTGTTAATTTATGACAATGTCGCGAATATGGAGCAATATCGTGAGCTTATGGGTGGTTTAAAAGCCCTTGATCATGTGGAACAGGAACTCAAGAGCCTGCTAGATAAACAGGAGCAAACTGATGAATGAAGGCACTAAAGTAGATCTTTCTGGCGCGGCAGCCGCCGTAAAAGAAATGAAAAAAGAGAATACTGCAAATCTTGCAGATGCTTATGTCGATAAACCTGTACTGAATCCGGATACGATTGGTGCAAGCTTGTTAGACCGGATGCCGTACCCTACGGGTTGGCGCATTCTAATCCTTCCATATCAAGGCAGAGCCAAGACTTCTGGTGGTATATTTATACCGGAAGAAGTTAAGGAGCGTAGTCAGGTTTCTACGCAGGTTGGTTATGTTCTTAAAACAGGACCACTCGCATATAAGGACAAGGACAAGTTTCCGTCTGGCCCTTGGTGCGAGGAGAAGCAATGGGTTATGTTTGCCCGTTATGCTGGCTCTAGGTTCCAGATAGACGGAGGAGAAGTCCGGATATTAAACGACGACGAAATTCTGGCGACAATTATGGACCCAGAAGATATTCAACATCTGTAAGAGGTAAATTATGGCAGAAGAAGATCAGGTCGAACTCGACCTTGAAACAACAGAGGCGGTAGAAGTAGAAGCTGAAGCGCCGGTAGAAAATGAGGCGGTAGAAGTATCTGGAGATGATTCAGATGATCAGTTTAAAAAAGCTGAAGACGCCACTCAAAAAAGAATTAACCGTTTAACAAAGAAGATGCGTGAAGCAGAGCGTCAGCGCGAAGAAGCGTTAACTTATGCTAAAAACGTTCAGGCGGAGTCTGATCATATTAAGCAGCGTATGGAATCTTTGGATAACAATTATGTCAACGAGTACTCTTCAAGGGTTACGTCTCAAATGGAGCAGGCGGAAGCAGAGCTTTCGCGGGCTATTGAGATTGGCGATAGCGCCGCTACGGTAACGGCCCAGCGTAAGTTGACTAATCTGGCTATTCAGGCAGATCGTGCAGAACAGGCCAAGGCGCAACAGGAACACCAAAAAGCTCAAGCGGAAGCTGTGGCTAAACAACCTCCGCAACAAGCGGCTCCGCAGGTTCCTAAACGGCCTGACGCTAAAGCAGAGCAATGGGCGTTGCGTAACACATGGTTTGGTGATGACGAAGCCATGACATATGCTGCTTTTGGGATACATAAAAAGCTTGTCGAAGAAGAAGGGTTTGACCCCACGACAGATGAGTACTATAGTGAACTTGACCGCCGCATTGATGGTAAATTCAATACGGGCGCAAAAACCACTAGCAAACGACCCGCCCAGACGGTTGCTGGTGCCACAAGAAATACTTCTGGGCGCAGTGGGAAAAAGGTTAGACTCACCCCTAGCCAAGTCGCGATTGCGAAGAAATTGGGTGTGCCGCTGGAAGAATATGCGAAACACGTTAAGGAGTAAGATACATGACTGAACAGACAAATAATCGAGCTTCTCGCGCAACTCAAACTAGGGAAAAACAAGCTATAAGAAAGCCTTGGGCTCCCCCGTCAATGCTAGATGCACCACCTGCACCGGATGGTTTTAAACATCGTTGGATTCGCGCTGAAACGCGTGGTTTTGATGATACTAAAAACATAAGCGCAAAAATGCGCGAAGGTTGGGAATTGGTTCGTAAGGACGAATTTCCGGACTTTGAGGCCCCGGTAGTTGAATCAGGTAAATATGAAGGTGTGTTTGGAGTGGGCGGATTGCTTCTCGCAAGAATACCGGAAGAGACTGTAGCTGAAAGAACTGCGTACTTTAATGAACGCAACCAAAATCAGCAGGATGCGGTTGACCACGATATGATGCGCGAGAATGCACACTCAACCATGAGGATCGGCAATGCTGATCGTCAATCTCGTGTAACCTTCGGTGGCCCACAGAAAGATTAAGGGCTGCCCCTTTAGGAGAAAAGTAATATGGCAAATCAAAATACTGCCTTTGGTCTTCGTCCTATTGGGCTTAACGGCGCAGGCGCAAATACTACTGGTGTTACTCAATATGAGATAGCAGCGGCAAACACTGACGCAATTTTTCAGTACACTCCGGTTATTCCGTTGGCTGCTGGTGTAATTGGACTTGTTGGTAATGCTAATGGTGGTACAGTTCCTGCTCTTGGAGTCCTTATGGGCGTAGAATACGTTGATAGTTCATCAAAGAAAACAGTCTTTAAAAACTATTGGCCCGGTGCGAACAACGTTAGCGTTGATACGAACCATCCTGTAAAAGCCTTCGTGGCGGATAACCCGAACCAATTGTTTATGGTTTCAGCAGACACTACGTCTACTGACCGTGCAACTGCGTTGTCGAACATTTTTGCAAATTGTTCTTTGGCAACTGCAACATCTGGTTCAACAAGCACTGGTCGTTCTACTGCGGAACTCGATATTTCTACAGTAAATACGACAGCGACACTATTCATGCGTGTAGTCGGTTTAACCGGCGATGAAGCGAACTTGGATTATGACGCCGCGGGTGTGAACTATGTTGTTCGTTTCAATTTTCACCACAACGCACCTGTTGCGGCTTCCGCGTCGCAAACAACGTCGTTGTCAACTGGTATATAAGGAGGGCTGAAATATGGCTATTTCTCGCGCACAATTAGCGAAAGAGTTGGAACCCGGCCTTAATGCCTTGTTTGGACTTGAATACACTCGTTACGAAAACGAACATGCAGAGGTTTTTGAAGAAGAATCTTCAGACCGTGCATTTGAAGAAGAAGTAATGCTTGGTGGTTTTTCCACTGCACCAGTTAAAGGCGAAGGCACTGCCATCAACTTTGACGATGCACAGGAAACATACACTGCGCGTTACACACACGAGACAATTGCTCTTGCGTTCTCAATTACGGAAGAAGCAATTGAAGATAATCTTTATGATCGTCTTGCATCTCGTTACACAAAAGCTTTGGCCCGCTCTATGGCGCAGACAAAGCAAATCAAGGCTGCATCCATTTTAAACAATGCGTTTAACACAGGTGCAGACGCAATCGGTGACGGCGCAGCATTATGTTCTGCTGCTCACCCAAGCCTATCAGGCAACCAGCGTAACCTACTTTCAACAGCGGCTGATTTGAACGAAACTTCACTTGAGCAAATGTTGATTGATATCGCAGGTCTAACTGATGAGCGTGGTCTAAAGATTGCTGTACGCGGTACGAAGCTAATCATTCCAAAAGAACTGCAATTCATTGCAGAGCGTGTGATTAACTCAAACCTACGTTCAGGAACTGCGGACAATGACGCAAACGCAATGAAGAATATGGGTATGTTGCCTGAAGGGGCAGTGGTTAACCACTTCCTAACAGACACAGATGCTTTCTTCATCAAGACGGATGCGCCAAATGGTTTCAAATATTTCAACCGTTCGCCAATTAAGACGGCAATGGAAGGTGATTTTGACACCGGTAACATGCGATTCAAGGCCCGTGAGCGTTACAGCTTTGGTGTTTCTGACTGGCGTTGCGTTTTCGGTACACCCGGAGCGTAAAGTATGTTATACTGAGGTTATCTTTTTGCAAAAGATTTCCTCCCTGATAACTAAGGGGCCTGCAAAGGCCCCTTTCTTTTTTCTTTTCCTGTGTTATAGTAATTGTATTCCTGACAGTAACATGAAGTTACTGACAATAGCCCAGACAGGAGATTGATATGGCTAACACGACATTTAACGGTCCCGTCCGTTCAGAAAACGGTTTTAAAAATATTGTCAAAAGTTCTACAACTGGTGATCTTACCAGTGAAATGACTTTATCTGTATATACCGCAACCGTAACTGTTGCTAATGGTGATACTACAGGTAAAGAATCTTCAATTGGTATTCCTTCAAACTTTATCCCTATGGCTGTTATGGTTGCCGTAACTACAGCAGCAGCTAACGCTGTAAACCTTGTTGATATTGGTACAGATACAGATACTGATGGATTTGTAGATGGTATATCTGTAGCAGTTAACAGCACAGGTTTTAAAGGTTTTTTCCCATGTAACGGTGTTTTAGGAATGTCAGGTGGCGCAACAACAGCATCTACTGCAACAGCAGAAGCAACTGAACTTGTGGTATCTGGAGACCCCGGTGGCGATACTGTTATAGTTATGAAGTTCATAGGTATTTCTAGTTCTTCAGACGCTTCTTAATAGGAGATAAAACATGGCAGATGCAGCAACAGTGGTTATGAAGACCACAGTATTACCGGACGAGATAGCCAAAACTATCGAAGCCACAACCACCGTTTCGCCAAAAGACGCGAATGATAAGTGGTACTACAAACTAACCAGTGTGAGTGCTTCAAGCACTGACTTAATGGCTGGATATTACACAGATTATACTGCTGTGGATGATGATACTGCACCGACAGCAATAGCAACAGGTGATAAGGTTGAGTTCATTTATATTAAAAATACGGACGCAGCCAATCATATCTATGTTGTTTTTGATGCAGGTACAGCCGCTGCAACCACAGATGATGCGGTAAAGATTAGTCCTAACGAGTCTTTCTTTGCTAGGCTTCCAAATTGTACGGTTGCTGGTATACATGCGATTGGGCATGATGGATCAAGTGCCGCGACTGCAACATGCATTGTAGCAGCATTGCTTGACGATGTAGCGTAAAGGATAGGTATATGTCTAATTCTGATATAAGAACAAAACGTATAACCGCCACAGGTGCTTTAAGTGTTGGTCCTTCTCGTATTCGTCAGATACAATTAAAAACGGGCTCTGGAACACCTCGCCTTACTGTCACTGACGGTAACGGCGGGGCTACCGTTTTGGATCTGGATTTTAATGCATCTGATACGCATTCGGTAAACATACCTTCTAATGGTATCCGCGTAAGCGATATTCATGTATCCGTTTTAACAGCTATAACGGCGGTAACTTTTTTCTTTAATTAGGGGAATTATTGTGGCTTCTACAAAGAATGTTAAGCGACTTCCTTCTGGTAGAATAAGTTACAGAGGTGAAACCTTTGCGGGATACAACAAACCTAAAAGAACGCCTAATAAGTCCAAAAAGAGCGCAGTACTCGCTAAAAAAGGGTCTGAGGTCAAGTTGGTTAGATTTGGTGATCCGAACATGTCTATTAAAAAAGCCCAGCCCGGAAGGCGTAAGAACTTTCGAGCTAGGCACTCGTGTGATACAGCAAAAGACAAGTTTACGGCCAGATACTGGTCGTGTAAGGCTTGGTGATATGAAGGTTGAAGAGGTTTTAAAGCTTTTAGAAAAGCACGAAGCAGAATGCACCGAGCGGTATCAGAAGATTGATAAGCAGCTTGATAAGCTTGACATGCGCCTGTGGGGTATTGCTCTTTTAATTATAGCGACCGCAATAGCAGGAAGGCTTCTATAATGGCAAATTATTCAAGAAAATCTAAAAAAGCTTCTTCAAAGAGCAAGGGAAGCAAGATTTGTCCAGAGGGCAAAGCTTGGGCAAAGCGTACTTTTGATACCTATCCCAGCGCATATGCTAATTTAGCGGCCTCCAAATATTGTAAAGACCCTAATTACGCCAAAAAATCAAAAGGCGGTAAGAGAAAGGGCCGGTAATGGGTAAGTTAAAGGACTGGTTAGACCAAGATTGGGTCAGAATAGACAGTTCTGGCAACATTGCTGGTCCTTGCGGCACCTCAAAGAACAAAAAACGTCCAGATCGTTGCTTACCGCGTTCAAAGGCGCAGAGTTTAAGCAAGTCTGAGCGTAAATCTACCGCTCAAAAGAAAAAAAGAGAGGGTGCCAAGGGTAAAAAGGTTGTTTCTAATACCAAAGCGGCAACGGTTAGGATGTCCAGAGGCGGCGAAGTGCCTGATACAAAGCCAAAACGCCCAATAGTAGGTCCAAAACAGAATGGAAAAGCGGTGGCTCGTGGTTGTGGGGTTATTCTCGCAGATAGAGAGAAATACACTAAGGGATCGGTAACTCAGTCATGAATGTAAGACATTTTTTTCCAGAACTGAGTGTTGAAAAGAAAATTGTGGATGAAATTACGCAATGGACCTCGGAAGTTTTGGAAAAACCAAGCCCTTTTTTTAACGATATGCCCGCTTGCCCTTATGCAAAGCAGGCTTTGATTGATGAAAAAGTAGCCATTATATTTAAATATGAAAAGCACTATCAAACATTGTATAGCACTATTTCCCAATTTCAGGACGTTTTTGATTTAGCAATTATTATTGATTTAAGTAACGATAAGAGCCCAGACGATTTTCATATTTATTTGGATGACCTTAATACGGCTATCTCTGAAGGTATGTTTATTGATAAAGATATTTGGGTCATGGGTTTTCATCCGGATGACGAACCCAGCGACTTTGAAGAAGAAGTAGACTTTGATCCGGTTACTGAAGTTGAGTATGCAATGATTTTTGTTCAAAGGCTGTCTAAATTGCAAGTTGCAGCAGACAAGTTGAATAAAAGAGGCTATTATAATAGCTATGGAAGTGATTATAACGTGATTGACACTTATAGTCGTCGTGAAACCTTATATAGGAGATTAAAAAATGGCAATGAAACCTCGTAAAAAAACTGGCGTTAAAAAAATGCGCGGCGGTGGTATGGTAAAGAAAATGCGCGGCGGCGGCATGGTTAAAAAGATGCGTCGTGGCGGAGCGGTGAAGAAGAAGAAGTAAAATGGCACTGTCAGGAAGCACAGACTTTGAGTTAGATGTAGCCGATTATATAGAAGAGGCTTTTGAGCGTTGTGGCTTAGAGGTGCGTACTGGCTATGATCTTACTTCTGCAAGAAGGTCACTTAATCTTTTGTTAGCCGATTGGGCTAACAGAGGTTTAAATCAATGGACTATAAAGCAACGTACTTTAAACATGGTTGCAAACGACGGAGAATATGATCTTGGCACAGACGTTATAGATGTATTATCCGTTGTTGTTCGAAGAGACGGCACAGACTTTCAGCTTGAAAGATTAAGTCGTGACGAGTTTTTAGCAATACCAACAAAAACGACTGCGGCTAGACCTAACCAGTTTTTCCTCGACCGTCAGCTTACGCCTAATTTGAAAGTCTGGCCTGTTCCTGAAAACAGCACAGATGTTATACATTATGATGCTTTGACTAGAATGCAGGATGCAGATGTTTACACAAACACACTTGATATGCCTTTTCGGTTTTATCCATGTCTTGCTGCCGGATTAGCTTATTATTTGGCGTTAAAACGAGCGCCAAATAGGGTTCAACTATTAAAAGCGGTATATGAAGAAGAGTTTGAAAGGGCAGCCACGGAAGACAGAGACAGGTCTTCTTTTAACGTTGTTCCTGACTTTCAATATTTTAGGGTGAGTTAATGAGTAAATTTGCCTCTGGAAAAAATGCTTTAGCTATTTCCGACCGATCTGGGTTTCAATATCCTTACCGGTTAATGAGGCGTGAGTGGAATGGATTACTTGTCGGACCTGACGAGTTCGAGCCCAAACATCCGCAATTAGGTCCTTTTAGAAAAGTTACAGACCCCCAAGCTTTAGTTGATAGCCGACCAGAGCAAAACCTAGACGGTCAAAGAGGCACACAATATGGGTTTAATCCTGTTGGTTACAAAGAAATATCGGGGGTAACACCAGATAATGATTTAGTAGCCACTGGCGAAGTTGGTACGGTCACAGTGTTTTTACCAAAAACTCTGGGAGCGCAGGCTCTGGGTGGCGTTGGTACAGTAACTGTTCAACTTCCTGCTACTGTAACCCAAGCTCTTACAGGCTCTGCCGCTACAGGTGGGTTAGCGTCTGTTTCACTATCTACCAACGTCACGACGTTCTACGTTACTGTTGCTAATCCCGGCAGTGGTAATGTTTATTACATTGGAGGCACAGCGCAACAGACTTTAAACTTGTTAGAAGGTGGTATATACCGTTTTGACCAGAGCGATTCTAGTAATAGTGGACATCCTTTACAATTTTCAACGACTTCGGACGGGACACATAATTCGGGTGTAGCTTATACCACGGGAGTTGTTACAAGCGGAACTCCGGGTAGTTTGGGATCGTACACAGAAATAACGGTAGCCGCAGGGGCTCCGACACTGTATTATTATTGTACCAACCATTCAGGTATGGGAGGCCAAGCGAACACACCATGAGTTTTACATACGATAGCTTAAAACAGGCGATTCAAGATTATACAGAAAACACAGAGACAACGTTTGTTTCTAATCTTCCTGTTTTCATTAGAGCGACTGAGGAGCGGATTCTCAAAAACGTCCAACTTAACTTATTTATGCGTAATCAAGTCGGTACTATGGCTGTGGGTAATCAGTATCTGGGTGCGCCAAGTGACTTCCTAGCGCCTTTTTCTGTTACAATTTACAATGCAGCCGCCGGTGACAACAAAAAAGAGTTTTTGCAATTTAAAGATTTATCTTACATCGAGTCTTATCACCCAGACTATACGGTTCAAGGTAAACCCCGGTATTATGCTCAATTTGATGTAGGTAATTTTATTTTAGCGCCTACTCCTGATGTTGCGTACAATGTGGAGGTTCAGTATTTATTCAGGCCCGCTAGTTTAACGTCGGGAGCAGGAACAGATACGTCTTGGTTAAGTGAAAATGCTGAATTAGCACTTTTGTATGGTTCTTTGGTAGAAGCTTATACTTTTATGAAAGGGGAGCCTGACATCATGGCAAACTATGATAAAAGGTTTCAAGAAGCCGTTATGGGGCTTAAAATGTTGGGAGAAGCTAAAGAAACCACACAAGACTATCGTGTGGGTAAAGTAGTTAGGGATAAACAATAATGTTTAAATTAGAATTTAACGTACCAGACGATCCTATTGTCAACGTACAAACAACACAAAATCGAGGATTTACTCCCGATGAAGTTGCAGAACGCTGTGTGGAAAAGCTGATTAGTGTGTCTGATACAGCACATCCTGCTATACGGGATCAAGCAAAAGCGTTTCAAAAGCACATGGAAAAGGTGGTTGCATTTTATATGCGAGAAGCTATTCGCAGTGACCGCACAACCGTGTATAATGCCCTTAGAGATGCAGGGCATCCAAAACTGGCTGACGCAATAAGGAGATTATGACATGGCGATCACGCAAGCAATGTGTACTTCTTTCAAGAAAGAACTTCTTGAAGGGGTGCATAACTTTAAAAACTCAGGGGGTAGCACATTTAAACTTGCCCTATTTACTTCATCTGCATCTTTAGGTGCAGCCACAACAGCTTATTCTACTTCAAACGAAGTAAGTGGTACAAATTATACTGCTGGTGGTGCTGCTCTAACAAGAGTAGATCCAACAAGTAGTGGCACAACGGCTTTCACCGATTTTTCTGATTTAACGTTTTCAACGGCGACAATTACAGCAAACGGTGCAGTCATTTATAATGACGGTGCATCAGATGCAGCGGTAATTGTGTTGGCGTTTGGTGGCGACAAAACATCAACTGCTGGTGATTTTACTATTCAGTTCCCAACAGCGGACGCGAGTAACGCTATTATCCGTATCGCCTAAACGGTAAAGTCCGATGGCAATAATTTCGGGATGGAGTAGAGGTACATGGTCCCAAGGTACTTGGGGCGAATCCATTCCAGTTGTTGTTACCGGAGTGGCAGGGACAGGTGCGGTTGGATCTGTTTCTGTTGTTGCAGAGGCTAATGTTCCAGAGACAGGGCTGGCGGCTACAGGTGGCGTTGGCTCTGTTGTCGTTGCGGCTGCGGCTGATGTAGGGGTTACAGGCTCTACAAGCACAGGCTCTGTAGGTTCTGTTGTTGCCACAGGCACAGCAAACATTTCCGCAGCGGGATCTGCGGGTACGGGAGCCGTAGGATCACCCACGATTAGCGGTGATGCGATTGTTCCAGAAACAGGTTTATCCTCCACAGCTTCCGTTGGTAGTGTAACAGTTGCTGCGAATGCAGACGTTGGAGCTACAGGCTCTGCTGCTACAGGTGGGCTAGATTCTGTAACGGTCACAGGTGCAGCCAACGTTCCAGAAACAGGTATTGCTGCCACAGGCGGCGTTGGTAGTGTCACGATAGACGCGGCGGCTGGCGTAGCGGTTACGGGATCTGCTGGCACTGGCGCAGTAGGCGCTGTTACTGTTGATGCGGCGGCTAATGTTTCTGTAGAAGTTAATGACGTTTTTCCTGAAGGTTATGGCACAGGTCAAGTCGGCACCGTCATTGCTGGTATTTCTGTAGAGTTTTTAACAACGGGATTGGCAAGTGCGACAAATGTTGGTAATGTAACGGTACAAGCAAACGCAGATGCTATCGTAACTGGCGAAGAAGTAACAGGAAGTATAGGAAATGTTAGGGTATATGGTCAAGTTGTTCCAGATCAAGTTCCGAATTTTCAACCGCCTGTACCCGGTACGCAGCCCGGCGATCCGTTATCCAGTCCTTCTTATAAAGAGGCTGAAGGAGCGCCTAGAGGTTTTGTTCCCGGTGATCGTTTACAAGCAGCCGCATGGAAAGACGTAGCATAGGAGAATTATATGGCGAGTAGTTACACAACAAATTTTGCGATTGAAAAACCGGCAACTGGTGAGCAATCTGGTACATGGGGTACTACCACAAACCATAATTTTGATATATTTGATCGGTTGGCTGGATACAAAAGCGTAACTGTATCTGGTGCAACACATACATTAACTGTTAGACCAAGCTCTCCTTCTTCTGGATCGAGCAATGCGTCAGACGGTATGTATCGTGTTATTGAGTTCGTAGATTCTGGTTCAGATCTTGGCAGCGATGTTACGCTAACAATAGCACCAAACACAACTCAGGCGTTTTTTATCTTTAAAAATTCACTAACTGCTGATAGAAACATAATTGTCACACAAGGTAGCGGAACCAATGTTACAGTGCCCGGAACAGGTAAAGTAAGTATTGTATACGGTGATGGTGGCGGATCAGGAGCAAATATGATAAGCTTGAGCGACACTCTGGCAATGTCAAACCCTGAGATTACAGGTGGATCAGTGACCAATCTGACTGAGTTAAGCATGGTAAACGCTGCGGCACAGGTCAAAGCTCAGAATGGTTTAAATGTAGACGCGGCGGGTACTGCTGTCGCATTATCAATTGCGTTAGGATAGTTAGATGGCAACAAACACCTTTAAACGAAAGATTTCAGCAAGCATAGGCACCACGGCTACAGCGATTGGTGGCTATCAAGTTTTACTAGATGTTCAGACTACAGCGATTGGTTTGGCTCTGGCTAACGTAACGGCTGCTCAAATAACTGTAACGGTTACTTTGAATACGCAAGCTGGCGATACAATCCATATTATTAAAGATGCGCCAATCCCAAGCGGTGGTGCGTTGATTCCAATTGGTGGGGATCAGAAGATTGTTATGGAGCATAACGATCAGATTAAAGTCGTATCGGACACAGCATCATCAGTCGATGCTATATTGAGTATTCTAGAGATTGCTGCATAGGAGTGTATAGATGCCATATTTAGGTAACGAACCAGCCGTAGCATACACAAGCACCACGAAAGATACTTTTAGTGGTGACGCCTCTACTACTGATTTTACATTGTCTAAAGTAGGTAACAACAACGCTCTTCGTGTGGTTGTGGAGAATGTTGTTCAAGATCCCGGAGTCGCGTACACATGTGTGGGCACTACGCTTTCTTTTACTTCGGCACCTCCTACAGGAACGAGCAATATCTACGTTGTTCATCTAGGCCCACCCGCAGCTAGTATTGTTCCCGCAGCAAATACCGTTGGTGGTTTGTTTAAAGGTGAACGCGGTGAGATTGGTCAAACCAACTCTGGCGGTGATATCTTTCGAATTAACGAGCAGACTCTGAATAGTGACGTTACAATAGACGCAACAGAGAATGCCTCCTGCACCGGACCTCTTGCGGTAGCGACAGGAAAAACGATTACCATTACAACAGGGGGGAACTTGTCCATTGTCTGAGATACGAGCAACAACAATTAGTGATGCGGCTGGCACTGGCCCTATTGCTTTAACTAAGCAGAGTGCTGCTAAAGTTTTCTGTAGGCATACTATGGTATCAACTACGGCAATAACTAGTAGTCTTAATGTATCAA